TGGGAACAAAAGTACAAAACACTGCAGGGTATGTATAATGCAGAAGTTCCTCGTATGAAAGCGGAGAACCGAGAGTTATCATCCCGTGTTACTCAAATGGAGCAGCTACTTAGCTCATTGAATAGTCAGCCTGCTGCACAACCTGTATCTAGCGATCCATTGATTACAGATAAGGATGTTCAGGAGTACGGCGATTCTATTGATGTTATGCGGCGTGCAGCACGAGAAGAAGTGGCGCAAGCCAATAATCGTGTGTCTCAGTTAGAGCAACAGGTAATGCAGATGCAGACCAGCGTGGTACCGCAGATGAATCAAATCTCGCACGCACAGGCCGAATCAGCAACTCAGACGTTTTGGGCTAGGCTTTCCACTATTATACCTGAATGGCAGGACATTAATAACAACGGAGATTTTCAATCTTGGCTGTTAGATGTTGACCCACTTACAGGTATTTCTCGCCAGACATATCTAGAAGATGCCCAGCAGAATCTAGATTCTAACCGTGTGGCGCAGTTCTTTAGGTCATGGCAGGAGGCCAACGGTACCCCAGTTGCTCAAACCAATCGGAAGGTTCCTTCTGACCAATTAGAGAAGCAGGTATCCCCAGGGCGAGGTCGTTCAGGGACTAATACTATGCCATCTGAAGGCCAAACATACTCACCAGCAGACATCGAAGGTTTCTTTGATGCTGTGCGTAAAGGTAAGTACAAAGGTCGGGAAGAAGAACGTGGCCGAATAGAACGCGACATTTTCTCAGCACAGAGAGAAGGTCGAATTGTCACTGCATAACTTATAGGAGGCTAACATGGCTTTTGCAGTATCTTCAGGTCGTCCGGACTACACGGGCAACTTTATCCCCGAGATTTGGTCGGGCAAACTCATCGAGAATTTCTACGATGCGACTGTCCTATCCGCAATCTCTAACACTGACTACGAAGGTGAAATCCGTAACATGGGTGACACGGTTAATATCCGTTCAACTCCAGAGATCACCATCAAAACCTACGTTAAGGGCCAGACTCTTGCAGTCGAAAACCCTGACAAAGCGAAGCTGCAGCTCGTAATTGACAAAGGCGAATACTTCGCTTGTGTTGAAGACGATGTTGATCAGGTTCAGTCTGACATCGCATTGATGGATCAGTGGTCTAAAGACGCTTCCGAGCGTATGAAGATCAAGATCGACGAGCGTGTTCTGACAGACCTGTTGCCTGACGTTGGCGCAAGCAACAAAGGCTCATCAGCTGGCCGAATCTCTGGCGACATCAACTTGGGTGTAGCAGGTACTCCTGTTGCTATCACAAGCTCTAACGTCATTGATACCATCATCAACATGGGTACCGTACTTGACGAAGCTAATGCTCCTGAGCAGGATCGCTTCATGGTTATCCCTGCCAAGATGGCTGGCTATATCAAGCAGTCTGACCTTAAAGACGCATCTATCACTGGCGATGGATCATCTCCTCTACGGAATGGTCGCCTTGGCATGATTGATCGTTTCACCCTTTACGTATCTCACAACCTAAAGAAAACTGCAGGCGGTGAGTTCAGCGTAATCGGTGGTCACAAGATGGGCTTTACGTTTGCATCACAGATGACAAACATGGAAACCATCCGGTCTGAGACAACTTTCGGTAACATCATCCGTGGCCTGCAAGTATATGGCTATAAAGTGGTGAAGCCTGAAGCGCTCTCAACCGCTATTATAACGCTTTAATAGGAGGGCTTGATAATGGCTACTTATAACGATGGTAAAGGATATAACTTAGGTACTGGTGCCGCGCACGTAGCTGCAGGTATTAACCGAGTTTCATCCATAACTGTAGATCTGGACTTTGCAGCAATCACTACGGCTCGCGCCGCAGCTGGTTTGACTGCATTGGGTGCAGCTGACATCTTGGAAGTTATTAAAGTTCCAGCAAAAACCTTGGTCACACATGTGGCACTTGAGGTTACTACTGCTGAGGGCGGAACACTTACACTTGATGTTGGTGATGGCGATAACCCAGATGGCTACCTTGACGGCGTAAATGGTAATGCTACTGCAGCATATATCTCTGTCGCCGGAACTGATGCCTTTGAGCAGGGTAAGTATTACACTGCTGCTGATACAATCGACGTTGTTACAGTCAACGCCGCTGATACAGCAGTTATGAAACTTACAGCTGTGATGGTTGATTGTTCGTAAACTAAAGTGAGTTGGGGGCTTCGGCCCCCTTCTCTACCTAGGAGGCGCATATGGCTAAGCAGATTGATAAGTCCAAGATGGCTTGTAACAAACCGAAACGTCAGGTTTCCGGTGGTAAAAAGTTTGTGGTTAAAGCGTGTCAAAACGGTAAAGAAAAAATTATTCGCTTCGGCGATGCTAATATGACTATTAAAAAAGATCAGCCAGGACGGCGTAAGAATTTTCGTGCGAGGCATGGATGCGATAGCAGACCCCCTTCGAAGATGACCGCCCGCTACTGGTCTTGTAAAAAGTGGTGATAAGATGGCAGCTCCAAAAGCAAAAGCTAAAAAAGACGCTTGTTATTATAAAGTAAAGGCCCGCTATAAAGTTTGGCCCAGCGCGTACGCATCGGGCGCTCTGGCTAAATGTCGAAAAGTAGGTGCCGCGAACTGGGGTAATAAAAGTGGCAGTAAGAAAAAGTAAGAAGGGTGCATCCCTACGAAAATGGTTTGGCCAGAACGACGGCAAAGGCTGGGTTGACTGTAAGACAGGTAAACCTTGTGGACGAAGTGGGTCAAAAAGTGATAGTAAGAGGGGATACCCTGCGTGCCGTCCGACTATGGCGCAGTGTAAAACTGCAGCAGCGAAGGCCGCAATGAAGAAAAAAGGCTCGTCTAAACGAGTAAACTGGAAAGCGTAAGGAGACTATTATGACTGGAAGATGGCTTAAAAATATAACTGACGGTGAAATTTAGGAGGGTAAAATGGCTTACGAACCTGGCGCAAAAGTTAAAGGCGTTAAACATACTAGCAAAGCTGCCAAAAAGAATACACAGACAGCATCAGCTATGGATGTAATTATTCAGATTGCCCCACACGCCGGACAGATTGGTGAAACTTTGATGTATGGAACAGGTGCGCTTGGCGCTGGTGCAACGGGCTATATGGGCAATAAAGTTAGAAAAATGATAAAACGTCACGATAAAGCGACAGGTTAGGAGGACAGAATGACTGGAAGATGGCTTAAAAATATAACTGACGGTGAAATTTACGAGTGGGATGAAATCTTAGCTGATAATCCTAAGACTGTTGAAGTCACTGAGGAACAGGCGTTCCCAGAAAAATTTATCCCAAAGAAACAAAAAGGGCGCAAGTCTAAAGTATCTTTGGAAACTGAAGTGCCTGAGGAGCCAGATACTACTCCGCCAGAGCTTGCAGATGAAGCGACTAGAGGATTGGTTCGTGCGCGTGATGATAACGGGCATTTTATGTCTGATGATCCAGACACACCAGAAAACGAAGCGTGGGTTAAAGAATGATCTTAGACGATGTAATCATAGAGGTTAGGCGCATCATACAAGATACGAATATACCGTATCGTTATAGTGATGATGTATTGTTGGGCTTTGCTAATCAGGGTCTAAAACGTATAGCTATGTTGCGCCCTGATCTTTTTGCTTCCATCGAAGAAATACCTTGCACGGATGGCGCTGTTGTTCAGTCCGCTCCAATCGACTCTATACGCCTGATTGAAATCTACTCTGTAAAAGACGGAGATGGTATTATTGAAACAAACCGTGAGGCTTTGGATCAAGCGTACCCAACATGGATGAACGACACTGCGGGGCCTGCTGTAAACTTTATGCGACATGTCCGTAACCCTAATAAATTTTTTATATACCCTAAAGCTCCTGTCAATCAGATTCTGATAGGTGAGTATTCTAAGACTCCTGCTGTATATACAGGCACTCAAACTGTTGCTTTACTGCCGGATGCCTATTTTCCTGCAGTAGTTGATGCTACAGTGTTTTTAGCGGAGTCTGTTGATAACGAGCATGTAAACTCTCAACGTGCACAGTTGTTCCAGCAATCCTTTACTCAGTCCTTAGGTGTTGCCGCACAGGCCCGCTCGATTACTGATCCTGAGCGTGGCGGATTGCAAGAGGAGGATGTTGTATAATGCCAAACTTTAGAGAAATCGTCACTAGGCTCGCTCCAAGCGTCCCTGGTGCCCCTAACGTAGTTGTAGAGCAGTATGTACGGGACGCGGCCATAGAGGCGTGTGAGCGCACCCTAGCGTGGCGCTATGAGCAACCTCAGATACGACTTAACTCAGGCGGGCATGATTATGCGTACGACCCACCAGATTTTTCCGAGGTGCATGCCATCTTAACTGCTACAGTAAACGGGGAGAAACTAGCCCCAATTTCTTTAGAGCAGCTACACGATGTATACCCCAAGTGGCCGTATGTATCATCAGATGAGCATGCGACTCCTAGATATATAACATCTATAGACCCAGATAATTTTGCTGTAGCACCAGTTCCAGACGGTAATGTCAACTATGATGTGCGTATGATTGTAGCTCTTAAGCCTCTACGCACAGCAGAAGAGATGGATAAAACAGCTTTAGACGATTTAGAAAATGTAATTATGCACGGGGCGTTGCAGCACCTTTTAGTGTTACCAGACCGCACATGGAGTGATAGAGAGCTAGCGTCATACCACGCAAAACAGTTTGCCTACAAACTATCAGAGCGC